GTAATAAAATTTTTTAATAAATAGTAGACTTATCAACTTTTCTCTTAAGTACTTAGGTGAAATTTCACCATAAAAATCAGCTCAAAGATGGTGTAAGCTATATTAAGATAAGCTCTGATTTTATACTGGATTTATATGAGCGTACAAAGAAATTAAGGGGTGAAGAGAGAGATATTATCGTGGATCAGGTAAAATTATTTGCTGAGCATTTGGGCGAATATATAGAGAAGCCTACAAAGCTTTCATACAATAAGAACAATAAATAATAGGGTGAAGCCTTTTTGCTACTATTACTACGAAAAAAACATAGTAAATTTAATAGAACCCATTACTATTGAGGGTGTTGGCACGATTGATAGCATGGCTGATTCAGGAAATAGTGCTTTCAACGTTCTTGATGGTCGAAATATACAAATAAATGATAACAAGGTAAGATTTGTTGCAACAGCAAAAAATCTCCCGTTAATTAAAAATATTGTTGATACAATTGTGATACACATAGGATCAGGTGTTAATGAAGATAGACCCATTGTAGAGTTTAATATTGTCTTCAAGGGCAAAAAATATAATAAGGTAAAGTTCTCTATTGCTGATAGGAGTAGAAATGAAACACCTGTTTTGCTAGGCGTGGAATTCTTGAAGAGTTTAAATGCACTTATTGATATTAATAGCCAGTAATTATGATAGTTCTACCAAATATAGCAGCATTGTCTAGCTACAATTATGTTACTATTAATGGTGTAGAATATAAAAAAACAAATCTTGCTTCATTAGTAAATGTTATCAATACAGATACGGGCTATCAGGTAGTTGCAATAACACCAACTGCGACACCAACCGTGACACCAACCGTGACACCTACAATTTCAGTTACACCAACTGTGACACCTACTAGTAGCCCACCAGCGGTCACACCATCTGTGACACCTACAATTTCAGTTACACCAACTGTGACACCAACAATTACTGTTACACCTACTGTGACACCAACTGTTACTGTGACACCAACTGTGACACCAACAATTACTGTGACACCAACTGTGACACCAACAATTACTGTCACTTCAACACCTACTGTGACACCAACTATAACACTAACGCCTACACCAACTGTAACACCTACTATTACTGTAACGCCAACTGTTACACCCACCATTACTGTAACACCTACTGAAACACCAACTATGACACCAACAATTACTGTTACACCTACTGTGACACCAACAATTACTGTTACACCTACTGTGACACCAACACCTACAGAAGCAGGAGGGCCTCAAAACAATATAGTTACGTTTAATGCTGACAATATTGAAACATTTACAGGTGAGTTTGTAGTGCAGCTAAATTAAAGTCAGATTTAAGACAAACAACTTTAAGATTTGGGTAACGCTCCGTAAACTGTTTAAAAACTTCTCCTGAGCCATCTCCTGAACCAAACTCTACACATCTAACTGTTTTAGTAAAATCTAGTGCTCTAATGTCTTGGTAAGGTGGGGCCTGTGTGTATAATAAGGATCCATATTTAATCCCTATTTTGTGCAAATTCAATAAACTTATAAAACTCTGAACGAGAGTTGTCATTGTTATCCAGAAATGCACCAGACATGCGTGCAGTGCGCATGGTAGAGTCGTGTCTAATGCCGCGGTTGGAACAACAAGTATGCTTGGCCTCAATCATAACTGCCACGCCATTATTCAATTCACAAGCCTGATCAATATGCTGATGAATTTGCATAGTCAGATTCTCCTGCACTTGTGGTCTGCGCGAAAACCAATCCACAATGCGATTGAGCTTGCTCAAACCAATAACCTTACCATCTCGAGAAGGTATGTATGCTACATGTGCTACGCCAGTGAACGCTGCATGATGATGTGAACAAAGTGAAGTCACTTTGATATTGTTCTGGCATACAATGCCATCATATTGATCCACATTTGCAAATGCAGTTACTTTGGGTGGCGTGCTGTAACAACCGGAGGCTAAATCCTCAACAAAAGCCTTTGCAACTCGGTGTGGTGTATTGGAGCTATTTGGATCATTGCGCCAATCAATGCAAAGTGCATCAAGATAAGCTTCATAAGCTTTTGCGGCATGATCAATAATCTCATTCTTCTCTTGTTCTGAGCGAGGATGGTTATGATTTGCGTATGGAATCAATACTTTCTTAGACATATTTACATAATATAACCTAAGGTTTTAAATTTTCAATAATAAATATTATAATCAATGAAATTTGATCAACTAGTCGAAAATACTGCTAAAACGCAGAATTTAAAGAGAATACGCATAAAGTTTGATCCTCTCAACAAAGAGCATGATGCGTTCAAGGCATATGCAGGTTATGAAGGTTATGTGCTTCAAGAATGTGGTGGCTCTGTTTCAATTGTGGTGATGCAACCTGCACAAGACATGAACCCCATGGTTGAGCTGCCTGCCTCCATGGTTGCAGCGCCTGTAAATAATAGTTTAGAAGGATTGAAGATTTTCATATTGCAAAAATTAGGTGCACCTGCAGGTGAAATGATTGCCAATTTAGCTGATATTGTAGCAATTGAAACCATACTTAAAGACAATGGGTTAAATGATATGCACATAAAAGATTTGTACAAGGAGTATATTCTAGGTAATGAGCAAATTCAATAATTTATTTTACCGCTTAATAGAAAAAAGGGATGGTGAGACAGATGAAGAGGCTCATAAGAGACAATCTGCAGGCTTAGAGAAATTAAAGCAAATGTCGCAAATAAAAAAAGACATGAATGCTGCCGGCAATACTCAAGATGCAAGATTACAAGCTTTAAAAAACTTGACTGATTTAAGATACAATAAAGGTAATTATGCAAGTCAGCAGCAAGCACCTGCACAACCTTCATCACCACAACCACCTCCCACACAGTCCCCACAGTCTCCAATGCAACCTCCATCATCTCAAGCCTTGCCTCAGCTACCACCACCTTCACAGCAACCGCCTCAACAACCATCACTACAGCCCAAACAAACTGCTCCCAAGACAGCTCCTGCCCCTGCAAGTACAAAGCCTGTTGATGCTGCAAAAATAGCCAAGCAGTATGATACAATGAATAAAATTGCAAACGACCCAAATGCACCGCAAGGGGAAAAGTCAGCTGCAAAAAAGAAGATGTCTGAGTTTGAGAGTAATTATCAAGAGATTATCAGTAAGTATAAAACAGTACCTTCAGCACCTGCAAAACCTGCAAATCCTCCTGCGCCTGCTGCAGCAGCACCTGTGCCAAAAGCACCAGCATCTGCACCGGTGTCAGTGGCACCAAAGCCTGTTGTAACACCAGTAGTAGCAACACCTGCTGCACCACAACCAGTGGCTCCACAGCCGGTACCAGTTGCCCCTGTTGCACCACAGCCGGTACCAGCAGCTCCTGTGGCTCCTGCAGGCGGTGGGAAAATACCACCACCACCAACCCCTCCACGCACATCTGCACCACCTGCAGGCCCATCTAATAATAAACCCAGAAGAATACCTAAACCCAGAAGAATACCTAACCCAAAGCAGCCTCAACAACAGCAGCGCGCGCCAAGTCCCTATAACCTGAGTGGTCTGCAACAACAATGGCAGCAAATGGGTCTGGGTCCAAATGCAAAAGCAAATGCTCTGCCGCAAGGAAAAGCTGCAGCAGGTGTTGCACCTCAATCAAAAACTGCAACACAGACTCAACCAAATATGAAGCAACAAAATTTTGGTGCATATATTCAACCCAAGCAGCAGGGTATATTATCAAAAATTGCACAAGCTCCGTTTAAGGCATTACAAAAAGGTGTTGGTGCATATTCCAAGATAACAAACGCGCCAAGAGCTTTGGGACAGTCTTTAAAAGCTGCAGCAGGAGGCCAACCACAACAACTACAACAACAAATTGGTAGTGTAGCCGGCATACCTGCAAATAATAATAAACAATTAGAAATTAATAATCTTCTTCAAAGATTGAGAACAAACCCCAAAGATAATCAAGCTATAATCAGGTTAAAAGCACTCAAAGCTATATAAATATTAATATGAATAAAGACGTTTACAACATTACAGAACATTATTCGAAGATGGAAGAAGGTTTATTGAATAGACTTGGTGCGCGTGTAGCAGGTGCACTTAGCTCTGGCCCGAAAGGTGGTTATACTGCAGGTAAAGCAAATTATTATAAGACTGTTGCGAATGAAAAAATTGCTAAATTTGCACGTGATTTGTCAAATGATCTTCAAAAATTAGGCATACCTGTAGATGTAGCAAAAACTGCAGATCTAATGGCAGGCGCTTTTAACCAGACAATAGACACCATTGTAAACAATGCCATAAAAGGTACACCTTAATAATACCTTGCATAATTAAAAAACACAGTTGATTTTTTTCGGAATTCGGTTATAATAATACAGTAATATAAAGAATTGGTATGTTGAGAGTTGATTCATATAAAGGTGTAGTTATAATGAGAACATGAAATACGAAAGTACAAAGATAATTGAATTAGGAAGTTGTGCATTTAGACAGTGGAAAGCAGATAGCCATTGCAAATATATCCATGGATACAGGTTAATAGGAAAATTTTGGTTTGAATGTAATTATCTTGATGAAAAGAACTGGGTTGTAGATTTTGGTGGTTTAAAAGAACTCAAGCAAGTCCTAGAAAAACAATTTGATCATACATTATGCATTTCAGCTGACGACCCTTTGCTAGATCATTTTAAAAATTTACACACCTTAGGTGCAGCAGATCTAAGAGTCATGGACAAAGGTGTTGGTATTGAGAGAACAGCAGACTGGTGTTATGATGTAGCTGATGCACATGTAAGAGGCATAACTAGTAATAGATGTTGGGTTAGTAGGGTTGAAGTATGGGAGCATGATAAAAATTCTGCAATTGTTAGCTCAGGCTATCAACATGTACCGGATCATAATCCATATGCTGCAGATAAGCATGTTGCAACAAACAATACAATTGCAACAACAATACAACCATCTCTTGAACAAGTTAATGTTGTTAATGCCGGTGCTAATGTTGGTTCGGGTGTACCCCTTAGCACTAAAGTTACCAAAGGCATGAGCAATCCTTTTGCAGGCACATCTTGGAGTGTTTAAATGGTGCACAGAGAGAAAGATCCAATTATACAAAAATTAAAATCGGATGTCTTTGGCAAAATGAGTGATATTGTTGATGGTGGCAAAAAACCTTCTGCAACACCAGTATTAAATTTTAACAATATGCAGACAAATTATAGCACAGAAGCACAAGAGAATATTCGCAAGGCACTTGAAGAGCTTAAGCAGCTCGAATAATTATTTTGACTTGATATTTGCAATTACTTTAACAATAAACTTGAGTAATTTGCTGCGTGTAATGTCTTCTTCTGTTAGATGGAAGGCATGAATACCATTGTTACCACTTTCATTTGTATCAAAAGCTTTCATTATTTTTTCAAAACCAGATTTTTGTATATCCGATTGTAAAGAATCTCCAATTACAAATAACTTACAGTTCTTTCCATATCTTGTTAATATTGTCACAAGCTCACTGTGTTCAAGATTTTGAGCTTCATCAACTATTACTACACTGTTTGAGAATGTGGATCCTCTCAAGAAATTTACTGGTGTACATTTAAGATAATCACTATCAAATAGCATATTTGTTATTTGTTTGCCAACAAGCTCATCACATTTTTCTACTAATGGTATGCTCCATGGTTTAAATTTTTCATCAGCTTCACCTGGCAAACTACCCAATTTTCTGGTAGCAGACTCCACTATGCTGCGGATATAAACAATCTCATCTATCTTCTTTTCTTTTAAAAGTGTTAATGCCACATACACTGCACAGTATGTTTTGGCAGATCCTGCAGGTCCGTCACAAAATAATATGTGTGATTCGTCTGCCAAGCCTTTATCTACAAAACTTTTATGGTGTTCATTGAAATGAAATTTTTGATCAATCTTAAAATTAAGAAAGATATCGTTTTTAATAATTCCGTTCTCGTCTTTTGCTTGTTTTACAGCTTTTTTAAGCTGTCTGTCTTTTTTCGACATCTATGATTATTTATGCTTTATTTCTGCAAGAAGTATGATATAATATTGAAATGGATAACGAGAATACAATCTTTTTAAGTGACGATAAAATCTTTTACACAGTAGAAGGAGAAGGTGAATATGCAGGCATACCTTCTGTTTTTATGCGTCTTTCAATGTGCAATTTAACATGTCAAGGTTTTAAATCAGCAGATGCACCACATGGTTGTGATAGTTTTGTCAGTTGGTCTGTAAAGAACAGAATGACATTTGATGAAATTTTTGAATTTATAGCCCAGAATGGCTATAATTGCAAGCTACATGATGGTGCAATATGGAAGATTACTGGTGGTGAACCGCTCATACAGCAAAAACAATTGCTCAAGTTAGTTCGTGCATATGCAGAACGTTTTGGTTATGTACCTGTTATTGACTTTGAAACTAACGCTACAATTCTTCCGGATGAAGCTTGGATCAGTGAATTTAAAGCAACATTTACAACATCACCAAAATTAGCTAACAACGGTGATCCTGTTGAAAAGAGATACAAGCCAGCTGTTTTAAAATGGCATGCAGAGAATGGTTCAGGATTTAAATTTGTTATTAGCAATGAAGCGGATATGAATGAAATTCTTGAGAAATATATACATAATTCTGATATTAATGTACCGAAGAACCGTGTATGGTTGATGCCTTGTTGCGGCAGTAGAGCTGAATTAGCTGAAAAAGCACCAATGGTTGCAGAGCTGTGCAAGAAACATATGCTTAATTTTAGCCCACGCTTGCAACTTGTAATCTGGGATAAAGCTCTTAAAGTATAGTATGAGAATTGCTGTTTCCGGTTCTGCATGTCAAGGCAAGACAACATTTACAAATGACTTTCTTAAAGAATGGCCAACATATAGATTGGTTGAATCAAGCTACAGGAAAGTAATAAGGGAAGAAAAAGCTCGTCATAGTAAGGAGACTACCAAGGATTTGCAATGGAAGATTCTCAATTGCATGATTGAGGATATGCAAAAAAATTGTGATAAAGGCAATAAAGTAATATTTGATCGTTGCCCGCTTGATAATATTGTTTATTCTCTTTGGGGCAATACCAAAACTCCCGATAAATTTGATGATAAATTCATTGAAAAATGCATACCACTTGTTCGTGAATCCATGCGTTATTTGGATATTATTTTCTTCACACCCATTACACGTGTTGCGCCTGTACCAATTGTTAATGATGATAAGCGTGAAGTGGATGAATCTTATATCAAAGAAATTGATAATATCTTCAAAACAATTGTGCATCAAATTCAAAAAACAGGTGTTTCTACCTTTTTTCCAAAAGATGATTCGCCAGGTATTGTGGAAATATTCGGTAAACCAGAAGAAAGAATTCAGTTGGTAAGGTACTATCTTAATGTAGATGGCAATCTAATCGGTGAAGAGCAAAGTGTTATTAGTGATCTGCAAACATCTTCACAAGTAGAAGATTTACTTAAAACACAAAAACAAATAGCTGAAAAAGAAAAATTTGAAAAATCATTATATAATAATCTAATCCTACCAGATAGATAAATATATATGTGAGCAATTTTAATAATAAGTTTAAGTCTTTACTTGAAGGCTACGGGTCCATTACATTTAAGAAGCGTCTTTTTTATCCGCGCAATCTGCAACTTTCAAATGAATTTATTAAAGCATTTAAATTAGAATTTAATAGACTTCTTGGAGAAGGTCATGGGCCAAAAATTATTCTAGATAAAATTTCGAAAGCTTTACACTTTCACTCAAAAAACAATTAATAAAATTTCTGCACTTTCCAGGCAAGTAAAATATCATTACTAGGCATATTTAAAATTGATACTGGTATAACTACTTTGCGTGTGTTTGAGTCTATGTAATCATTGCCATCATCATCAAAATCACCGTTCAATGCATTTGCAAGAGAAAAATCAAAATCCTTCAAATTTATAAAAGGGAAGCTTGTATTGTATGTAACATATGTATTGTTAGGCACTAAATCTATCATCTTACCTGCATTAAATAATACTTTTAACTGTATATCTTGTGCACCGATAGTAAGACCTGCTGGTGCAATTTTAATACCCGTGAGAGATATTTGATCAGCTCCATTAATATTTTCTTGGTGAATCAATTGTGTTAGCCTCGCTGTACCTGATTCAAAAAATACGTTAAAAACAGATGCAGAGAGTATACTTAAATTTGTTGTAAAGGTAGCACTAAAAGCGGTTATTTCTGAACTTACTGTATTGTATGCAGAAAGTATTAACCCAGAGCTTAAAATAAAAGTATTAAAATTACCTGTAAGAGTAGCAGTTTTTGCTGTAAAAGGTGCTATGCTGCTAACAGACAATGTTTCGCTTGTAACAATTCTTGCATTAGCAGAATATGAATCAATAACCGAATAAATTTTTGGAAATTGATTTGAAATATAATTGATGTCTTGTGCACTTATTGAACCGGTATAGTTTGGTGTTTCAATCAGAAATAAATCTGATGACAGCAATGATGTAACTACAGTGTCCATTAACTATTGTATATTTTTGTTATATTCCAAGCTATTCTTGCACCAGACCTGAGTGGTGGTCTAAAGACAGCTCTAAATTGTATTTTGCTGTTACTATTTACATAGCTGTTGCTAACATTCTCTTCAATGAATATCATGGGTATTGAGGAAAGAAGATTTGTTTGTAGAAAGCTATTCAATTCCGTATTAAAAAGATATTGCACATTGATATCACTAGGCTGTATAAACAAATTTTGTGGCACACTATTATTTCCTATAACAACTTCGGAAAAGGAAGGTGCTGAATTTGATGCTGCAACATATATAATTCCATTGTCTGTAAATATTAAGGGAACTGCAGCTGAAACTGCATTTAATTTTGTATCTGTTTGTGCACTTAATGAATTTATGTAATCTGATGTTGTATTGCTTATATCAACAATAACACCGGAGCGTATGTCGAATGTGTTATAATTACCAGTCTTAGTTATTCCTGAAACACCATTAACATACAATTGTGTAATGTATGCCGATGCTGCTGAAACTGCAGTTGAAACTGTTAAAGAATCAGAAGAAAGCGATCCTTGAATAGTAACATTATTCCCTGATACCGCTATAAACGGGAGATCAACAAAATCAATAAGTGCTTGACCTTGCGGTGTCTTTACAACAAAATAATCGCCAGGTGCGATTTCTGGTATTTTCGGTAAATCCGATATATTGACATAATTGTTATCGTTTGACATTTCAATTATTTAATATATAATATCAAAGATGAAAGAGAAAATAGGTGTAGGTATTGTAACCTGTGATAGGCCTGCTTTCCTTAAAAAATGTATTAAAAGTATTAATAAAGACTGGTATGATGAATTAGTTATTATAAATGATGGGTTTCAGAGAATTGAACAGTCTGGGATGAATATTATTAATAATGAAGTGAATCAAGGTGTTGGCAAGTCAAAGAATAAAGCAATAAAATTTCTCTTAGAAAGAGGCTGTGAGCATATTTTTCTGGTTGAAGATGATGTTATTTTTCTTCAGAATGCATTTGAAGCATATATTGAAGCCAGCAAAAAAACTAGAGTGAAGCACTTCAATTACTGCTTGCATGGTCAAGACAACAAACAAAATAACACGCCTAATCCTCGTAAAATTTTTGAAATAAGAGGTCAGAGAGTTGCTTTATATTTTAATGTATACGGCGCATGTAGCTATTACCATAGATCGGTTTTGGAAGAAATCGGATTAATTGATGAAGTGTATATTAATGCTATGGAGCATGTTGATCATACAATGATTGCTATAAACTACAAATACCACCCACCATTTCGATGGTTCATTGACCTAGAGAACAGCAATCAATACATTGTTGATCAAGACTACCATCATGACAAATCTACTATAAGAAGAGGCAATTGGATGGAGAATTTTCGTAAAGGTGTAGAGAGATTCAAACAAAAACATAATGTTGATGTTACAAATCCCGGTCAACATTATGACAGTCTCGATAGAGTTATAGAATACTTTAAATCATTATGAGTACAGAAAAAATTGGTGTGGGAATTACCACATATAATACAGAACACTATTACGAGGCATTATACAACTCTTTACCACGCGATAAAATTGATGAACTTGTAACTGTGAATGGTGGTAAAGAATACTCTAAAAAATATGATTCAGATTGGATACAGCACCGTCAAAACAGATATCCAAGTGTGTGTAGAAATGATTGCATTAATTTTCTCTTAGAAAAAAAATGTGATCATATTTTTATAATTGAAGATGATATGGTCATTAAAAATAAAGATATATTTCACAAATATATAGATGCGTCCAAAGCAAGCGGGTTAAAGTACTTTTCATTTGTAAGTACATCCTGGGAATCTGGTACTCCTGAAAAGCGAACACCTAAATTAACCGTAGAATATAATAAAGATACGAGCATTTCATTTTACCCAAATATGTGTAATGAATTTACATATCATCATGCATCGTGTTACAGTAAGAACGGTCTGTATGATACAAGCTACAGATTTGCATGGGATGTTGATCTCACGTACAGAGAGTCCATTCGCAGTGATTATGCAGCACCGTTCTGGTGGTTTGCAGATTTAACAAATTCAGATAACTATATTATGAATAACCCTGAGACGAACAGTCGGATTGACGCACCGGATAATCCTGATGGTTCTCGTACTCAAAAAATACACAAAGAATGGGAATTTTTTATCAAAAAACATAATATTGCAGTAACACAAATACCGAATAAAACAAAGCAAGAAGTTGTTAGTTTCTTAAAGCAGATAAAGCCATGAAAATTGCAATTGGTATAAATGCTTTCAAGCCTTATGATAAACTAAATCATCGCGAAATTCTTTGTATAGAGAGTTTACGAAAATTAAAACAAAAATTTAAAAACGTTAATCTGTATATTGTAACTTTTGAAGAGGATAAGCTAACTTATGATGGGTTTACTACAGTTAATAAATTAAAAAAGAAATCAAATGCAGTTATAAAAGAATATTTTAAGCAAGACTGGCTCTCGCATGAATACAATTTAAGAAAAAATGATATTGATAATAACAAAAGAGAATTACCAATAGTAAATGAAATATTTGATGTTATGTCAGATATCGATAGTGATTATTTTTTATTTACAAATACCGATATAATAATTTCTGACAGATTTATTAAGCATATAACTGAAGAATTTGAATGCTATCCTGCAAGTAAAGCCTGTATAAAAGATATAAAATCTCTTGAAGAAACACCTGTTGTAGATGCATATTCAGTTCACGGCTTTGATGCTTACGCCATTAATAACAAGGTATGGAAGAAAGTAGCACCGAGACTTAAACCCTTTATTCTCGGACACAACTATTGGGATACATACTTCTTTACAATGCTAAATTGTTTTTGTAAGTGTAAAAATTTAAACAAATTACCTTTTGTTTGCTTCCATATAAATCATGATGGGTGTTCAAGTGATAAAGCTTTTGTTGAGAATTATTATACAGAAGATGTATTTAGGCGTGATGCAATAGTTAATAAAATTTGGTGGCCCTACGTGTTTAATGTCTTAGAAAAACGCCCGACAGTTAACAACTGTCTTTGGTACCAACCTTTTGAGAATGAAGTTGAATTAGAGCAACTATATTTTAAAATATAGTTAATGAATTCTGTTGTTGCATTGTCTATAGGCTTTACTTTTGACTATATTAAACCTTTTTTAAAAAGTTTTAATGAACAAGTAGATGGTACTTTGTTTTTAGTTACTGATCTAGCGCCTGCAAATATCCCGCTTGATCTTAAAAAAATACAAATTATAAATTTCTATAAGTTTATTGAAAAGCATAACATAGCAAAAGGTCTTACACCTTACAACCTAAAACCAATTATTTTTTATCTTTTACTCAAAGAAGTACAAAAGCAAACAGATTGTAGTATTACGATGCTTACAGATGTTGATGTTATTTTTCAAGGTGATCCTTTTAAAAAATTTAACGATCAATATACAAAAAATGATGTTGTGTTAGCAGAAGAGCGCAATTCTTACAAAGATTGTGAGACAAATTCAATATGGTATAAAGTAGGATACGCAAATAGTTATGATACTGTAAAAGATAAAAAAATCTTAAATTGCGGTGTCACAATAGGTAGTATTTCCAAAATTATCGATTACCAAAAGCAAGTCGCACAAGAATTGAGCATAATATTATCACAACGAAATTATTTTGCATATGATCAAGTAATTTTAAACCTTCTTACATATGTTCGCAAGACGCTAGATCAGTAACTAAAAACAAAGTACCATCTACTTGTTCATTAAAACTTTTTAAAAAAGGTTTAATATAGTCAAAAGTAAAGCCTATAGACAATGCAACAACAGAATTCATTA